AGCGGGTCGGCGGGGGTGCCAACGGTGGACGTGGACGTGGTGGAGTCGACGACGACGCCGAGATTGCCGTCGGTGACGGACTGGGCGTAGGCCCAGATGTCGCGGATCACCTGGCACCGGTCGGCGTAGGTGTAGGGGCCGCGGCCGCCGTAGTTCCCGTCGATGTCGTGACGTTTCTGCAGGTACGACGACCACCCGGCGGCTTCGAGCGTCAGCGTGTTGTCCTGGGTGCGAACGTCCCACACCACGCCGCCCCACCGGAGCTGGCCGGCGGACTCGACGTAGATGAGCGTGGTGCCCGGGTCGGCGAGGGTTGGGTTCTGCGCAATGAGCTTCGGCTCCAGCTTCCCGGTGAGGGATCCGGGGCCGTTGAGTTCGTCGCCGTACTCGAGGTCGGAGATGGGGAGCGCGAGGGCCTGCCACTCCCCCGTGAGGGCGTGCTGGGTCAGGACCCGGTCCGGGACGGGTGCGGTCACCTCGGGCCCTCCTCGAACTCCACCTGCGCGACGAACGTGCTGGAGGAGTCGACGGTGAACCGGCCGGCGTTTCCGGTGCCTCCGGCGGCCTGGGGGCGCAGGAGCTGGGTGGTGCCCCGGTAGGCGTCGGGGATGGTCAGGGTGTCGGCGACGAGCATGGGGATGCGGCGGGTGGCGGTGCCTTGGTTGTCGTCGACGATCGTGGACTGGAGGGTGAGGGATGCCCCGAACGTCGCGCGGACGTACCCGAAGATGTTGCCGGTGGTCAGGCGGAGTCCGGCGAAGTCGACGCGGGCGCGGACGGTGGTGGCCCACGACGGGATCGGGACACTCCACCCGGCGGCGGTGCTGAAGTACGCGTAGACGCTGGATGTGCCGGTGATCTCGGCAGACAGGGACGGCGGGGACTGTGTCAGCAGACGGGTTTCCCGGCGGGGGTTCGCAACCTGCCGAATGTCCTTGATCATGGCGTTGGTGATCGTGGACGTGGACGCGGGGATGTCGATGCGGGCGAGCGGTATCCCGGTGCGCCCGTCGGGGATTGTCGTGGCGGACGAGCTGACGCCGGAGATGACCTGGAAGTAGTTGATCTGGTCGACCGCCGGGTTCAAGGTTCCCTCGTACTGGGGGTCCTCGACGCGCAAGATCAGCATGTCGGAGCGCCCGGAACCGCCCGTCGCAGCGATCGGCACGGTGGCCGCGCCTTGGTTGCGGACGGCGTAGGTGCCCTGGAACGCGTTGACGCGGCCGCGGACAACGCCGGAGCCGTCACCGACCTGGACGCTGGTGCCCGGTGTGCTCAGCTGCGCCACTTTGAGGTCGCTGCCCTGGGTGATGCCTTCGGCGCCGCGGGCGAGGTCCTGGACCATGGCCCGGAACTGTTCGGCACTGTGGGTGGCGCCGTTGACGAGGATCGGCACTTGGTACAAGGACATGGGGTGCGCTCCTCAGAGGGCGGTGTAGGCGTCGCGCCAGGTCAGGCGCATGCGGGCGGCGTTGGTGTTGTCGAAGCCGGTCCAGCGCATCTCGGACTGGCCGGGCGGCAGGGAGAACAGGTCGATGCGGGACGACGGGGACAGGAGGCTGGAGGCGTTGCCGCCGTTCTCCCGGGTGACGGTGCGGTAGCCGGGCCGGGTGTCGATCTGCACCCACTGGCTCGAGCTGGTGAGGTTCAGGGTGGGCAGGGACAGCTGCCGCCCGGATTCGGCGTGGGTGATGGTGACCGTGGCGACCGGGCCGGTGATCCGGATAACCGGCCAGGCGTCCGCGGTCCCGTTGTTCGTGGCCCAGCCGGGCCGGTCGGCGGCCGTGGTCCCGGACTGCACGTAGATCGGGGCGACCACGGGGGCGGCGAACCCACCGCCGGTGAGCCAACCGAGAGGGATCTCGGTGGTGGTCACCTCGTCCGCGTAGAACGTCGGGTCCGTGGCGGCGAACTCGAGGTCGATCGGGACGTAGCCGTGGATGACGCGGGCGTACTCCGGGTCGACCTTGCGGAGCCGTCCGTTGAGGACCTTCACGGGCCGGCCGGGGCGCTTCATGCGCAGCGGCATCGTGGCACCGCCGGTCAGGCGCACCGCCGTAGCGTCGGCGGCGGCCTGCAGGGATGCGACAACGTCGTGGCAGGCCGCCGGGTCACCGGGGATGCGTATCGCGGCGTCGAACTGGACCTGCCGGGTGCTGTAGTAGTCTGGGCCGGCGAACGCCCCGTCCATGCTGGGCTGGTCGGAGTCGTTCTCCCTGGACGGCGGCCGTCCCAGCCCTGTGGTCTCGATGACCTGGATGCTGGTGTCGGCGCCCATGAGGACACCGCCCAGTTCGTACTGCCAGTCCGTGAGCTCAGGCAGCGGCACGGGCGTTCACCCCTCCCCTGCGAGCCCGCCGCACGCTGCGGCCGACCTGTGTTCCGATGTCCGACGCGGTGGCGCCGGTGCGTACCGCGGTGACGTTGACGTTGGTGTCGCCGCCGCCCTGGACGATGACGACCGGGCGGGTCGCGGACACGTCCGTGAGGCCGACGCCGAACCGACCGGCCACATCACGCAGCACGTTCGTGGCGGCTGCGCGTTTGTTCGGGCCGAGCGGGATGTACGCCTCTCCGCCGGTCTCGGGTTCGGCCCAGCGGACCAGGCCGCCCTGGGAGGCGTAGATGCCCTCCCGGATCCCACCGTTCGCGTACGACAGCCCCTTGTTGGCGCGTGCAAGGTCGGCGAGGAACTTCGAGGAGCGGGAGCCCAGCGACGTCTTGATCTGGGAGGACGCCTTCGTGGCGGTGGCGATAATCTCGTCTTCGCCAAGGCCAGTCGTGTCCGCAACGTCATGGATGCCGGTCTTGCTGGTCTTGACCGCGGCGATGATGGCGACGAGCTGCTGCACCTCGTCCGACGTCAGGCTGTTGTTCGCCTTCTTCGCCGCACTGTTCGCGCTCGACGCCTTCTTGCCGTCCTTCACCGCAGCTGCGGCAAGCTCCTGCGCGGCCGTGTCGCCCTGCGCCGCAAGCTGCTTCGCGAGGTCCCCGTAGCCCTTCCCGGCGAGGGTCGCGAGGTTCTTCGAGAACGTGGTGTCGGCGGCCGTCGCCTTGGACAGCTGCCGGGTGTAGTCCGTCAGGCTGGCCTTCGCCGTCGCGGCCAGACCGCGCAGCGCCTTCGCCATGTCGTTGATGTACTTCGTGGACCCGTTCGCCATCTTCTTCGCGAGGGCCACACCGTCCTTGCCCATCGCGGCGAGCGCGTCGGCGACGTCCCCACCGACCCGGTCGGCGACCTTCCCCAGGTCCTTGTTCCAGGCCGCCGTGGCCTTCGAGTTCTTCTTCAGCTGGGTCTCGACGGCCTTGAGGTCGAAGTAGTTGACCTCCTTCGTGGTCGTCTTGCCCTTGACCTTGACCTTCACCTTCTTGGTCTTGTTGCCGGCCTGACCGGCGTCGGAGGCGGAGTACAGGGACCCGGACTGGGGGTCGTACCGCCAGTCGGTGACGGAGCCCTGCGCGTTCCACTGGATCGCGTTCGGGTTGCCGCCGAGGCGCCGCACGATCTCCTCGGTGATGGCCCGGGACCGGGGGCGCTTCGACGGGGCGAACGGCACGTAGCCCTCGCCCATCGTTTCGGGCTCGCCCCATACCCGCCACGACCCGGCCCGGGCGATCTGCGCGACGTGGTTCTCGGAGCCGCCCGCGAAGTGCTGGACACCTCCACGCTGGATGCCGCCGTTGGCGTAGTAGTCGACGACGCCGCCGTTGGCGTACTTGGACTGCCCGCCCTCTCCGGAGCCGGGCCGGCCGATCGTGTTGTTCTCCGCGATCGTCCGCCGGACCGTCGTCATGACCGTGGTGATCCGGACCGTCTTGTCCCTGAGGCCGTCCCGCTGCCGCTGCAGCCCGGCGAGGCCGGCGGCGGCCGCACCGGTCAGGGCCGTGACCTTGAACCGGCCGTCCTTCATGTGCTCGACGCGGTAGCCGAGCCGCTCCAACATGCTCACCGCATCGGCCGTGAGGGCCTTGACCGTGACGGACTTCGCGCCCGGGGTTGCCTTGATCTTCGCGATGACCGCGTCGAGTCCGGCGATGGCGTCCTCGGTGCGCATTTCCAGCACCGTGGACTTCTTGTCGGGGATCGTCAGGACGGTCGCGGCGAACGAGGTGGCTTCTGACCTGCTCAGGCCCATCGCCATGGCGTTCTTGATGATCGCCTGCTCGCCCCGCTGGTAGATCCCGTTGACATACTCCCACGACCTGCCGGACTCCCGGGCGGCGCCTGCGGCCGCATCGGTCTTCGCACCCAGGTCCGCCAGCGCGGTCGCGGCAGCCTGTGCCTTCGGGGAGTTCAGGTCCAGCTCGCCGTTGACCATGCGCAGGGCGCCGGCGTTCTCCTTCGCCGCCTTCGCTGCGGCGTCGATGCCGGCCTCGAACCCGATCATCCCGCCCAGGCTGGCCCGGTTGACGTCGTTCAGCGCGACGATCGACGCCCGCAGCCCGTCCGCCGAAGCCTTCTGCGCGTCGAGCTTCGTCTTCGTCGCGGCGGCCTGCTCGCCGAAGACACCCATCCCGGCGGCGGTCAGCTTCTGCTCGGCGTCCAGGGACGCCAGGGCCGACTTGTACTCCGGGAAGATCGCCGCGATCTGCTTCGTGGACCAGCCGGCCTTCTTCCCCGCGGCGTTGATGAGGTCGAATCCGGCGGCGGCTTCCTTCGTGTTCCCACTGGAAGCCAGCTGGGCGAGCGCCTCGTCGACGCCCTTGAAGTCGTCCTTCAGGGCGTTGAGGGACTTCTCGCCCTGGGAGATGTCGTTGGCCTTGTCGCCGAACCAGTCCGCGATGTCGTCGAGGACGGGGATCCGGAACCCGAACGCCCCCTCGGAGGCCTTCTTCGCCTTGTCGGATTCGACTGTGTACTTCTTCATTGAGCCGATGAGGCCCTCGAAGTCACCGAACGTGGCCTTCAGCTCGCCCGTCATCTTCCCGGTCAGGGCAAGGTTCTTCAGGGACGTGGTGAGCCGGTCGACGTCCGGCGGCGCACCACGGGCCTTGTCGGCGAGCTTGTCGATCCCGACCGCGACCAGGCCGAGGACGCCAAGGCCGACCGCGACCTTCTGCAGTGCGGACATGCGCTGGACGACACCGGTGATGGCGGGGCCGACCCCGCCGAACCGTGCGCTGCGGACGAACGCGGCCAGGGATGCGGCCGCCGCACCGCCGGAGACGGCGCCGACGGCTGCGATGCCCAGGGTGACGAGCTTGAGGGCCGCGTACAGCTGCAGGAACACCGACAGGGCCGGTGCGGGCACCGCGTTGACCAACTTGGCGAGGGCGTTGGCGGCGGTCAGGACACTGACGCCCATGTCGGACGCGGCAACCAGGAGGTGCAGCACGGCCTGCGCCAGGTTCCCGAACGTCTCGGCTACCAGGGGCCCGTTCGTGCGGGCGTAGTCGAGGAACTCGTGGAGAGCGCCACCGACCTTCCCGGTGTCCAGGGCTTGCGTGAACCGGATGAGGCCGGTGGTGCCGCGGGCCAGGGATTCGTTCGCGAACCGGGTGAAGCTGGTGACGAACCGGTCGAAGCCTGGTGTGCTCATTCCGCCGGCGGCGACGTTCAGCAGCCGATCGAGTTCCTTCGAGGTTCCCTTCACCAGCGGCGTCAGACGGGGCAGCATCGACCCGAACAGCGCCATGCTCTTGGTGACGACCGGCATGGTGTCCCCGGCCAGGGCGTTCGACCACTCCTTGTACTGGTCTTTCAGCGAGGCCAGGCCGGCGGCCGCTTCCCGGGTTGCCGGGGGCATCTCGCTGATGGTCTGCAGGTACTCCTTCTGCGCCGTTGCGGCCTCGGAGGATGCAGGGCCGTGCTGGCGGACTGCCTTGTCGTACTTCTCTTCCGCATCGGCGGCTTCACCGAGGGCGGCGATCTGTCCGGCGACGGCCACACCGAACGCGCCTACGGCCGCACCCGCCGCGGCCATGCCGGCTGCGATCGGGACCACAGCGGATGCGACCGGGATCAGGGCGGTGGCAAGCGCCACCGCGCCGAGCATCATGTTCTTGGTGTCCTTGGACGCGGAGCCGGTGGCCGATCCCACCTGTCCCACGGTTCCGCGGAGGTCGCCCATGCGGCCGCCGACCCGGCGCAGGGACCCGTCGAGGTCGTCGAGGTCTCCGCGCAGGGTGCGGGTTCGGCCGGACAGGGAACCGAGGCGCCCGTCAGCTGTGCGCACGGTGGTGTTCAGTGACCGGAGGCCGAGGGCGGCGGTCAGGGCCCGGATACGGAGTTCATCCAGGGATGCGGCTGCGGCAGCAGCACGGCCTCGGAGAGTTCGCAGCGTGCGGGCGAGGGCGTTGGCGGCTTCTTCGGTGGCCCGGAGGGCAACGGCCGCGGCAGCCCCGCGGGTCGCGAGCGCGGTCAGGGCGGCGTCGGTCCGGTCGGCATTGTCACGCAGATCCCGCATGGCGGCCGCCGCTGCCGCGACCTGCGCAGGGTCGCCGTCGAACTGGAAACGGATCCGGACGGGGCTCAGGCGCTGGATCTCGTTGATGGCCGCACGGAGCGCAGCCCGCCCGGGTCCGGTCTCGTCATCGAGGCGGGCGGTGATGCGTACGTCCCGGAGGGCGCCCTGCAGGCGGCTCTCGGCCAGTTCTGCGGCACGGGCCAGGTCCCGGAACTCCCCGGCCGCGTTTCGGGCCTGACGGGCCATTCCTACAAGCCGGGCGCGGGCTTGGTCGGATGCCCGGCCCAGGCCGGTGATGGCTCCCTGGGAGGCACGGGACGCTGTGCCAAGCCCCTGGATTTCTCCCCGGGCGTCGCGTGCCGCGTCGGCGAGGGCGCGGGCGTGGCGGGCGCTGGTCTGCAGGGTGCGTGCCAGGTCGGTGCCCTGGCCGCGCAGGTCAACGCTGAGGTTCCAGTTGGCCACCGGCCCGCCCTCCTCTCCGTCGGTTACTGATCAGGCCGCTCAGGCCAGGTGCTGCTGGACTTCGATTGCTGCGGCCACGGAGGCCGGCAGGAGCATGACTTTCAGTCCGGCGCCTGCCGCGCCGTCGGGGATGTGTTGCTGTTCGCGGTGGATCTCTTCGCAGCCGAAGCACTTGCGGGCCGAGGCGACGTAGGCGTAGGGGTCGCCGCCGAGGTCGGGGTCCCATTCGGATTCGCGGGTCCCGCATTGCGGGCACAGGGTCCGCTGGTACGCCTGGTAGGCGAGGGCTTTGGCCCGGTCTTTCGGCGTCCACGTGCCGTCCCCTGCGCCTTTGAACTGGGAGTGAGGCATGCCGAACTGGTGGCATAGCTCCAGTTCGTTGCGCAGGGCCTCATCGACGATCAGCCTTTTCCCAGGTCCATGCGCTCTTCGCGCTGCACCCCGAAGGCCGTGTTGAGGAGGGCTTCGGCTTCGGCCTGCGACCAGTCGTCGAGGAACTGCGCGGCGTCCTCTTCGGTGATGCCGTCCAGCGACGACGCGGCAACGATGACGGGGCCGAGGGTGTCGAGGTTGAACGTGTAGCCGTCCTCGGCCTGGTCCTCGGTCGGCGGGTGTGCCTCCTGCAGCGCCTTGTACGTCTTGCGGTCCAGCGCCTGGAACCGCAGCACGATCGACGCCTCGTCCACCGCGGTTTGGGCCTTGGCGAGCCTGGTTGCGGCGGCCCGCAGCGCGGCCTTCGCGGCCTCGTCCTCGGGCGCCTGGTCAGCTTCGGCCTGCGCCTGCTGTTGGACGAACCGCGCGTCGGCGAGGGCTTCCTTGGCGTCGTGGTCGTCGCAGATCGTGAGGCGAACGGTCGGCCGGGTGCGGTTCAGGAGCCGCTCCCGGGTGGCCGCCCAGTGCGCGTCGGCAGCGAGCGCGGCGGCGGGCGGCTTGGGTGCGGCGGTCTTTCGTGCGGTGGTCATGAGGTGGGTCCTCCGTCAGGGGAAGGGGGCCCGGCCGGGCGCCGTGCGGCGCCCCTTCCCGAACACTGCTCGGGCCCGGCCGGGAGCTGAGAGGGGCAGATCAGGTCGCGGCGGGTACCGCGGCGCCCTGGACCGGCCGGGAGGTGATGGAGCACGTCACGACGAACTTCGCGGCCTCGTTGTCCGCGGTGTACTGCGGCGACTGGGAGGCGACACGGATCGGGAACACGTCCATGCTCTTGTTCGTCGGGACGTCACCCTTACGGAGGATGACGACGTAGCCGACGGTGCCCTTGGCGAGCATCTCCTCGATGTCGGACTCGACCTCGTCCTCGTAGAACGTGAACGTCGACGTGTCCGCCTTGTCGCTGCCGGGGATCGTCGAGTCGTAGGTGTCCGCCATGTTCGGCGTCTCGATCTCGTTGTTCTGAACGGTCCAGCCGTCCATCGCGGCAATGAACTCGGAGAACTCCGTGCCGGCGGTGAGCTCGGTACGGCTGGGGATCATGGTGGTGGCGACGATCGTCTCGAGGAAGAAAAACTTGCTCGTTCCGCGCCGCATGTACTTCTTGACCGGCATGGGATGGGCCCCTTGTCCCGGGGCGATCCGGCGGTGCGGACCCGGCCCCTTACACGTGGTGTGTGGGTGCGGCCACCTGCGTCGGTGGCGTCCGCGTGGGGTCCCGCCGCGGTGCGGTAAAGCCTGACCGGGGTCAGGTTGAGGTCAGGTCGAACCTGAACCTCTGCACGTAACTCATGATGGCATCGGCTGGATCATTCGTTCCCCCCGGTTCGGTGTCGAGGCTCCGCCCGATCACCCTGACGCCAGGGATGGACAGTTCGTGAAGCCACAGCCTGGTCGCCGGGTCGCGGCCGAGGATCGCGGTGCGCGCCTTGTCCGCCATCCACTCCGCCTGGTCCGCGACCCCGTGGGAGTCCGGCGTGATGGGGTCGGGGCCGGACACGGACGTCACCTGGTAGACGAGGCTCGAGTCCTCGTTGAGGTCGGTGAACGGTGCCCCGCTGTATGCGGCGGGCATGGCGTGCAGCAGGTAGTACGGCGGGGCGGTGTTCGGCGGCTTGCTTCCGCGGCCGACCGCAATGCTGGTCGCCGAGGTGAGGAGCGCGGACAGCGCCATCGTGACGGGCAGGCGTTCGATCACGACAGGACCTCCGATACGGCGGCCATCATCTGCTGCCGCAGCTCCGCCTCCATGCGCGGGATCGCGGGCCCGACATGCGGGTACGGCGGCTGGAAAAAGTGCCGGCCGATGCTGTCGGTCATGTCCCAGAACCCGAACTCGAGGCGACGACCCTGCGGTGCGTTCGTGCCGATGGTGCACTGCGCGCCGTACGGGATGGTGCGGCCGACGACCTCCCAGGACGCGCGGTACTTCCCGGTGATGACGTTCGGCCCGGGCCGGCCGCTGGCGTTGGCCCGGATCATGCCGCGGCCGATCTCGGCGGTGTGCACGACCCTGCGGCCGATGGCATCACCGATGTGGTCGGCGGCGTACTCGAGCCGGTCGGCAACCTCGTCCGGTGTCACGGCGCACCGCCTGCGTCCGACGGCAGCGTGTTCTGGTCGAGCGGGGTCTTGCGGACCACTTCCACCGTGCTGGCCATGCCCGGTCCGGCGCACGTCCACGTCCGGCCGATCAGGGCCGTACGCGACGGGTCGTGGACACCAACCACGGACGCCACCGCGTTCTCCGGCGGGACAGGTGCCGTCAGAGGGGTCAGGAGGAAGTAGGAGAGCTTGGCCTGCTGCGTCCACGGCTGCACGGCATCCTGGATCGCTGCCCGCTCCGTCGTGCCGCTGGACGGGACCACCGCACCGGGGCCCTCGTACAGCACGCCGCCCTCCGGGTACTCGAGCTGCCCGGTGGTGGTGTTGAGGACGGGTTCGCCGGTGGCTGGCAGGGTGACGCGCACAGTGTCGATCAGGAGGTTGCTCCCGATCCACTTGGTGACGCCGGCGAGCGCCTGGTCGAGGCCGGCCATCAGGCTTTCCCCTGCGCCCAGTCGGCGAGCTGCGCCAGGATTGCCCGGGTGACCTCGTGCTTACTGCCGTCGAGGTCGTCACGCGCCAGGGCGGCCTGATGCAGGGCGCTCGGGTCGACGTTGGCGAGGAACGCGGCGACCGCTTCCCCGGGGTCTGTCTGGTCACCGACCGCCACGTGGGCGAGGCCTTCGAAGTCGAGTCCCCGGTGGGGGGTGGTGTAGAGGACAAGGAGCGGTGCCGCACCAACGCGGTGCTCCAGGTTGTAGCCCTGCACCGACCTGCTGATGTCGGTGCCGTCGATCGCCACGGTGCCCATGACGCCGTCGGCAGTGATGCTGACATGGCGGGGCTCGTCGGCCATGCTCGGGGCGGTCATGCGAGGCCTCCCAGTTGGGCGGGGCGTTCGAAGTGCGGCAAAAACTCTCGTACACAATGGGCGTGGGCTGTGGGGTGGGCGAGGGCGTCGTCGATGTCGCGGATGGTGCCGTCGGCCTTGTCGGCATCCCCGTGATTCCGCCATCCACAGCCCGCCCCATCGCGGACCTTTACCTGGGTGCACTGCAGCTGTTCGTAGGCGGTGGCGACGGCGCCGGCGTTGGCGGTGGTCACGGCCTGCCAGGCAATGGCGGCGCTGGCCCAGGCTTCGACGGGGTGGCGGGCGTCGTTGGCATAGATGACGGTGCCCAGCGGGTGCTCCTCGCGCAGGGTGTCCCGGTTGAACGACCCGTACTCGAACCTGCTGGCGCGGGCGCGGGCGGCGTCCACTGCGGCACGGAGGAACGCCTGGGCGCGGCGGACCGCTTCCTGAAGGCGGCCCATGAGGTCGGCGTAAGCCTGGGAGGACAGGGTGGTGATGGCGCTCTGGTGTCGGGCGGTCCAGGACCACATGCGTCGGGGCCGGTCGGCCCTGTCGAGCATCCCGAAGGCGCCTTCGCGGTAGGCGAGGGGCAGGTCGGTTGCGACCCACCGTTCGGTGAACGATCCGACGGCCCGGTTGAAGTCGGCGATGCTGCGCTGGAATGTCTGCTGTGCGGCACGGATCCGGACGGATGCGCTACGACCGGGGCGGATGACGGCAAGGGCGTCCAGGAGCTTGTTCTGGGCGTTGGTGAGGATTCGCCACGCGGCGGTGATGCGGCTGGTGGCGTCCCGGATGAAGTCGAGGAGGCGGGCGCGGAGAGTGCGGCGCCGGGTGGGGGTGGTCATCGGCGGGGCCGTTCCACGAGGTATAGAACCTCCAAGCCGTCACCGACGAGTTCGCCCGGGACGTCGGGGTCATCCGGTGCGGTGGGTTCCCCGGCCTCGAGGTTGGTGATCTGCCGTTCGTAGGCGGCTATGTTCGCGGAGAAGTTCACGGACACGACACCGGACACGGACACGGTGCCGGGTGCGGCCAGCAGTGCGGCAAGACGCTCGCGCAGGATCTCGAGCGCTACCGCGCGTGCGGTGCCCAGGCGGGTGTAGCGCAGCTCGAGGTCTGGTAGGTCGGTGTCAACGCCGAGCTGGGAGATGAGCCAGGCGCGTACGGCTGCGTCCACCAGGTCCTCCGGTCAGGTGTGAGGTGGGAAGGGGGTACGGCGGGTGTGGGCCCGGCCTGGCGCCCCACCAGGGGGTCGGGCCCACACTCCGCTTACTGACCGCCGGTGCCCTCAGCAGCGGTCGTCCGGCCCCGGGCCGGCTTACGGGCCGCCGTCTTACGGGCGGCCGGCTTGGTGTCCTCGGTGTCGTCGACCTTGTCGGGGGCGGCGTCCTCGGACTTGCGGGTGACGCTTTCCTGCGCGGCCGGCACCTTGCCGTCCTCCCAGCAGTCGGGGTTGGTGACCAGAGCGGCGAGGCGCTGCTCCAGCTCCTCTCCCGGCAGGAGGAGGACGCTGCGGTGGCGGTCCGGGTCCCGGACGTACACGGCCTTGCTGAGCTTGGCCATGGCGGTCACGCCCCGAGGACGGTCGCAGAGATGTGGATGTCCGGGACGTACAGGACGGGCATGCCGATTGCTGCGCCGCGGGTGTAGATCTGGACCGGGTTGTCGTCGACGTGCGAGACGACGACGATGCCGGGGGCCTCTTCGCGGGTGAGTGCCGGGTTGGTTCCGGAAGTGAACTTGGCCGCCTCACGGGTGCGGCCGTACTGGGTCTGCGCCCACTCCGCCGCCGGAACGTCCGGGATCAGGATCCACTTGTTGTCGGGGAGGACGCGCTTGTATACGTCGTCGTCCCAGACCTGGACGTCGTAGGTGACGATCGGCGGCAGGTCGTAGCGGGCGCGGACCGCATCGACTTCGTTGGGCGCGAGAGTCGCCGTCGGCGTGGTGCCCGTGCTTGAGGAGCCGTAGAACGCGGCACGGTACTCCACGTTTGCCGCCAGCAGGGCACGGGCCCGGCGGGAAGTGAGCACCTGGCGCGGGGCGGGAGCACCGGAGTCGAGCAGGTGATCGATCCAGGCTCGCTCGTCAGTGAGCGGGGTGGCGGTCGGGTCGTCCCACAGGGTGCCAGCCGTCGGCATGTTCGCGCTGGGGACGTTCCAGTTCACGTCCAGGCCGAGGCCGGGCAGGTTGACGGTGCCGTTGGCGAGTAGCTGGCCGGCGGCGAGTTCCTGCGTGGTGCGGATGGACTCGACGTGCCGCTCGACGTCCGAGTACAGGAGGTCGATGTAGCGCTGGGTGTCCGAGCCATGGCCGACGTCGAGAAGGATCTGGTCCATCTCGGACACGGCGAGGGTCTGGCCCAGGGCGGGGAGCATGCCCTCGTTGACGACCTGCTCGGCCTGGCGCTTCGCCATGGTCGTGGGGGCGTCGTAGGCGCGGAACTTCGCGGCGTTGACGCGTCGCTTCGCGGACGTGGTGCGGAACTTAACCCCCGGGACCGTGGTCTCGGGAAGGATCTCCCGGGTGAGCCGGTAGTTCGCCGGGGTGTCCATCTGGCGGGCAAACACCGTGAGATCGGTGTCGTTGGTGTCCCGCAGGAGGAGCTCAAGAGCCTCCATGGTGATCTCCTCCTCTTACCGGTAGTGGACGCTGACGCCGGGCGCCGTCGCGGTGACGTTGGCCGGGTCGAAGGAAACGGGGAGCTTGGCGGCGAACACTTCGCCGCGCCAGAGCAGGGCGCCGGCCGCCTTGGTCGAGGCCGGGCTGAAGCTGATCTCGGAGACGAGGAAGCCTGCGAAGATCTGCGTGCCGTCGGTGGCCAGGTCGGTGCCGCCCGCTGTGGTGGTGGCGACGGCTACGGCCGGGCTGGATCCGCCGGTGAGGCTGGTCCCGGAGGCGGTCATCTGGGCGACGTTGTCGCCGGCGTACTGCCCGGAGAACGTCACGGTCACTGCGGTGCCCGGGTGCGGGCCGCCGCCGACGACGACGTCACCGGGGTTGATGTTCGACAGGGCCTCGAGGGCCGTCTTCACCTGTGCCGCGGTGGCGTTGTACGGGATACCTGCGGTGGTCTGCCCGGAGAACGTCAGCGTGTACGTGCCGCCGGTCGGGGTGCCGGTGACGGTGACGGTCTGCAGCTCGCTGGTCGTGCCGCCGTAGGGGGCGTACAGCCCGGATGCGGCGACCTTGCCGAGCGGGATGCCGGACTTCATGACCGTGCGGCCCTGAAG